TTCCTTTGTTAGGTAATAAATCTTTTAAAAAGAAATGTACAAAGTGTGCTTCTTTTAATTTATAATCGTGTACTGCTGAATATAAAGCATTCCATTTCCAATCTAAAAATTTAGTATTCATTTGTGATTTTTTAACCCACCAATTTAATAACATTTGATCCGTTGACCATTTATAAAAACCTACACCATCAACAAAATCTTTAAACTCTGGACGTGTTAAAAATTGTTTTGGTGTTTCGTTATTAAGGTATTTTAACATACTTTTGTTCATTAACATTAAACCCATATTAATAAATTTTGCTCCATTACCATCCCAGTCCCATTCAACATCTTTTAAATTTTGAAAAGCATTTTTAGAATATTTTCTTATTTTGTTAAAATATTTTTTTGTTAAAGGCATTTCTCTTTCAACACAACCACCAAAATCATATTGTTGCGGTAGTTCGTCAAATACATTAGGTGCAGTATCTTTAATGTATATGTCACTATCCACAATGCATACTTGATCATAAGGTTTTAAATATTCAAATGCATTTTCTTTTTCAAATATAGGAAGGTATCCTAATCTTTCAACTGCTTCTTTACTGCGTCCTGTTCTATTTAAATCTGGTCTAATTTTTAATTTAGGTTCCCTTAATATAATATGATCTATATTAAATTTTTTACAATAATTTGCTACACTTTTAATACAAATTTCATATAATATATTTTGTTTACCTACAGCAACTTGAAAAATTAATCGTTTCATTTTAAATCCTTTGTAAAACTAAATGTTCTTTGTTTATATGTTACTGCTTTATTTGTATCAAACTTAACATTAACTATACCATCATTTAACATCCAGTCTGCCGGCATAGCACCATTAAGTTTAACCCAGTCTATTATTTTTTTAGCACCTTTTGGTTTAATTAGATATGCTCTTGCACCTTCCCACCATTGTCCTGCGACGGGTTTTGCTTTATTAAATCCTTCTAATTTAATTACATCTTTAAATTTATATTGTTGTTCCATAGGCTTTTTAAAAATTACATCGTGTTCAAATATTGCTATAGTTTTATTAGTATGATAACAATAGTTCCATAATTGGAATTGACTTAAAAAGCAACCGGCTGTGCCTGGTCTAGACATATATCTTTTGCATTTTTTATTTTTTTCATATATTGTTAAACCATAATATTTAAGAGTTTCTTTTTTGCCATCTATGCCAGGAAATAATTGTAAATTCCAATTATATTTTTCTCCAGATTTTAATGCTTCATTACTCCATTCAACACTATTTTTATGATTAGGCAAATAAATTATGTAACCTTGTATTTTCATTTGTTAAGTAAATTTCTCTTTCTATCTTCTGTACAATTTAAAATATATTCTTTTCTTGCTTTTTTATCTAACCAATTTGCTCTTACATCAAGGTATCTCCAATTATTTTTCTTTTTACCTTTTGCTGTACTGAATATATCTGCAGGTTTAAAACCCCAAGCATTCCAATGATAAGGAATAGATTCAAATTTAAATTTACTAAAAACTTTTTTTAATACAACTTGATCTATGAACCAATAAATTTCTCCTGCAAAAGTTTTAGTCATTTGTTCTGTTAAATCAGTTTTAAATTTAGAACCTTCTTTTCCTGTTCCAGGCGTTATACAACTTGCAATTAATGTACTAGGATCTTTTGGTTTTCTCATTGCTGAAGGTGAATTTGTAATTTTTTCAAAGTCATCTATAGTAAATTTTTTACGACAAAGTCCGTCAGCATCTAGTTGTAATACATATTGATAATCACTAAAAAGTTCTTTCATTCTAATAAATCTTGCACTAGCAAAATATATTTTTTGTTTAATTATTTTTTCACTATTTGTATTGAGTAAAGTATGACTTCTTTTTTTATAATAATCATTACTAGATAATTTTAAAGTCTTTAAAAACTTATCAGTAACAAATTCATATGAATAAGTTATATTATTGTTTTTGCCTATAAATTTATTAATAGTAACTTCTTTATTATTAAACAAAATATGTACGTGAATAGATATATGGGGGTTATAATGTGCCGTGCTTTTAACCAAATATATTCCGTGGTTCTCCCAATATTTTGGATCACAACTAAAATATATTATGTGTTGTCCTAAACAAACGTCACCTTCTAATTTTGGTAATTTGAAATCAGTCATGGTTATTTTTAATATTTATTTGGGGGGAGTTTGGTGGGAGGTGTTAAACGGTTGCGTCTTCCATACCAGCAACTCTTAACTTAACTATGTTAGTTAATTGCCACTGCTTTTGGTCTAATCCTTTGGTCACTGCTAACCATTTATTACGCAATAACGCAAATTCATTAATAATTTTTTCGTAATCTACAACGTCTGGTTCACCATCTACGTATTTTTCTACGTCTCTACTAGACAATGCTCTTTGATAATTTTCTAGATATTTTTTGAAAAATTTACTTCTTAATCTTCTTAATTCTATGTTTAAGTATTCTAATATTGCTTCTAATTCTTGTAATTGATGAAATCTATTTTCAACTACACCCGGTAAATCTGCTGATTGTTTTTCAACATTACCTTTAATTTTTATTTCATATCTTGCACTTTGTAATTCAGTTTCAAAATGTTTGATAACTTCTGGTATTTTTCCAATGTCTCTTGCTATTATTGTATACCAATTTGACATTAATAATCCTCTAATTCATCGTCGTGTTTGTCTTCATTGTCTACATCTAAATAATAATTTATTGCATCATCTAAAATATCGTCATGACCTATTGCATCTTGTAATTCTTCGTCTGGAACTCCGTAGTCTGCTAATAAATCAACATATTTTTCTGCAATTACTTCTATTTGTTTTTGATCTAGATATTCTTTAAAGAACTGCCATAGTTCTATTACTTTGTTAGAATCAAGCATAGTTTACTCCGTTTCTTCTTCAATTTCTTTTGCTGTTGGATTATCTTGCATCTTGTCAAAATCATCCATTAACATCTTTAATTTATCTCCGGTCCATGCTTTTCTATACTCTAGGTGCTCTTTTCCGTCAGGTCCGACATATTTTAATCTATTACCTGACTTGACTAAAATACCTTTTTTCTCAAATAAGTCTACTAATCCACTGCTAGGATCCATTCCTGTATCATATGGAATTTTAACTTGTACTGCTTCAAATGGTTTAGCAAATCTTGTTTTCATTACTTTACAAGATGCTCTAATACCACGTACTTCTGTTATTTTATTACCTTCTTCATCTTCTTTTAACTTTAATTTTTTCATTGCAATTACAATACTAGATGCATACACAAATCCTTGCCCACCTGATATCTTATCATCAGGATCAAACATATCTTGTGATGCGTATGTATGATTAGTTGCAACAAGTCCTACATTCCAACTACCAAACATATTAACACAATTTCTTACAAGTGCTGTTAATGATTTTGCTTTTCTACCTAAATCACCTTTCATATCACCTTTCTCAAATTGATCAACGTCAGTAGGTGTTAATAACATACCTAAACTATCAACTACAAATAAAATTTTTGGTGCATCTATTTTATTATCTGCATATTGTTCTTTGTAATCTTTCATAAATGTTGATATAGTTTTTGCTACATCATCTATCATAGATAAACTTAATTTTAAAAGTTTTTTCTCATCTGTATCTACGTTAAGTGCTTGTAACCATTTTTCATCTAAAGCATTTTCTGAATCTATTAAGATTACAAAAATTCCTTGGTCTTGTGCCGCTTTAACAATATTACCTGATGCTATATAAGATTTACCTGCTTGTGGTTCACCTGCTAATACTGTAACTTTTCCTAATGGAACACCTTTATTGAAATCTCCTGATATTAGATAATTTAATGCATAGTTACCTGTGCTTATCCAATCTGTTGGATCTGTAAATCCTATACCTAATCCTTGTATACTTTTTGTTAAATTTTTTCTGAATTTTGATGCGTCGAATGCCTTATTTGCCATTGTTTATCCTATATTAAGATCCAGATAATTATTACTACTAACAATATCCAGGCAGGAATTTGTTTATATAATATCCAGTCTATTATTTTTTTAATTTCTCTTTTCATAATATTTTTTATAGTGGGGAACTAGCCCCCACTACATTAATTAAGTTACTTTTGTTGTCTTGCTCTAATCATCGCTAAAATGTCTTCAGCCTTACTATTCTGTTTATTAGTATCAGCATTAGACTTAGGTGTTTCCTGAACCGCACTTTTATTATTGTTAGGTTCTGGTGTAGTCGCTTTTGGCGTTGCTACTGGATCACCTGTTCTTGAACCAATACCTGCTGGTCTAAAGTATTGACCATATTTTTCTCGGTCATATGCTTCGCCATCCACAGATGCTTCAAACATTTCTTTGATTACTTTAACGTCTACTTCAGATGGTTTCTTTGGAAGAAAGTCGCTCAAGTTCCACAAACTATGTTGTTCAACTGCTTTATTTTCTTCTTCAGAAAGTGGTCTTGATTTTCTTGACCAAGTTGAAGTTGAATAATCTGCATAGCCACCTTTGCTAGTTTTGATTATTCTAAAATCAACACCGTTTACTGAATCCGTTGGCAAATCTTCCATGTCTGGGTCCATTAATGCACCTTTGATAATTTGGAAAATTTGTGGTCCAATTATAAATCTTCTAATTGGATTTTCTGGTGTAGTTTCCTCATTTAAAGGATTTGTTCCAACAAAACCTTGAAAGATATAAGATCTTTTCTTCCAATATTTTCTTCCCATATCCTCTAACTTGGGATCTTTAAACCATCCTCTAACCTCTGATAGTATAGGACAAGTTTCTCCATACATTTCCATACATGGAACTTGTACCTGTACCGGTTTAGAGTCTGTATCACTTTTAATACCTTGGAAAGGTAGTTTAATCATTAAACGTTCCTTCCAGAAAAAAGTGTTTTCTTTATTTCCATCCGGCAAGAAACGAACAGTTGCCTGCTCTCCTTCTTTCAGATTCCAAAATGGAAAAATGGCGTTGTCTCCGCCTGATCGGCTTCCGCCGCCTTGTCGTGCTTCTTGTTCTTTAAGTTTTGCACGAATGTCTGCTAATGTTGCCATAATTATAAGCCTCCTTTTTAGCCTTTGTTAATTGTGCCTTATTGTTAATGTAGCATAAGACGAACATAATGTCAATACTATATTAACTCTAATATTTAGTCAAGTATTTTTTTTGGATAAGATTATAGGATTAAACGCCAGCCAATTTTTTTATTCTATTAATTTGCTTGTCTTGGCCCGTTATTAATTTTTGGATAATAGCTTCAGCAGTTCTTATGTGTTTTTCACCAAATCTTTTTTCAACTGCTGTTAAAAGACCTGTTTCACCTTTTGGAAAATTGTTAGTTGTATAATCAAAATGGCTTTTAATAAATTCAGCTAAATTTTTTGGATCATCAAGTTTTGGTTCTTCTTCTTTTCCTGGGTTAGCTTTTGGTTCTAAACTAATTTTGCCATCTGGTCCTTTCATTATAGAAACATTACCGGAATCATCTTCCCAACCTGCTGGCATTTCTGGTTTTGCTGTACCTTTTCTTAAGTCATTAAAATTGTTTCTTAAAAATTGTGTTGCTTCTTTAGAATCATGTGTTACAAATATGTCTTTTTCATCTTTGTCTAATACATGATATTGAACTTTATTATCGGCGTCTCTTTGTACAGATACATAAGGTTTAATATTTTCCCAAGTTAATGTTTCTCCTTCTGGTCTCATATCACCTACATTAATACTTTGAGCTAAATCTGGTCTTTTGCTTTTAATATAATTCATTATTGTACCTCTTATACAAGTATCACTATCTTCTTTACCCATTGACACTATTTGATCGTTTAATTCTTTATCGTCGATAATACCTTGTAAACTTTCTAAACCATTAACACCATTTACTCCTGCAGGGAAATGTTTGTCCATTAAATTATTTAATTTTGTCAAAGATTGTTTAGCTTCTTCAGGATCAGATGAAAATAAACCATTTTCTGCTTCGCCTACAATAGTATCTAATGCTTGTTCAAAGTCTTCTATATCAGCAATATGCTCTATCATTCCAGCTAATACTCTTTCTACTTCTTCTGCAGATGCTAATGTATGAATATGAATTCCTTGATGACGCATTTCATCTGGATGAACTTCTGCTGTAATACCAGCGTCAGCTAATTTGGCTTTAATTTCTTCTGCGTCTTGATCTGATACACCTTTTTCTTGATCAAAGTCTCCTGCTAAATCATACTGAAGCATATGAGGTTCTGTTTCTCCTTGGAAACCTCCTGCTTCATCAAAGTCTTCTGGTGTAACTTCTTTTGCTGTTGTTTTTTCTGAAACTAAATTATAAATGTAAGGAAATACGTCTTGTAATTCTTCTTTGAAAGTTTTAATTGTTAATTCATCTATCCAATTTTGTTTAATTTCTTCAGGAACTTCTTTAACTTCTGTTGTTTTATGATCTTTAATTGCTTCTGAATAATATGAATTTTTTTGTAATTTTTGGCAGGTCTTTTTAATTTCTTCTACTCTTTCATCTACAATAGATAGATAACTTTTAAGACCTTCTGCCATTACAGCTGAACGATTAATATATGTTTTAAATTGTTTTAGTTTTGAAAGTTCTTCACTTAATCCTGCTATGTGTTTTCCAAAATCATCATATGGAACACCACCACTGGAAATATGTTGAGCCATTGCTCTTGCACCGTTAAGATGTTTAAGAGGATATCTAAATCTTTCTCCTTTAGGACTTTCAATGAATAAAGATTCTATTCTTCGAGATCTGTTAGCACCAACAGTCATATCTATTGGAGCAGAGTGTTTAATAACTAAACGTGCATTTCCAATAGGTTGAAAACTAGTTTTTGTAGTTCCGTATATATTAGATTCACTCATTCTTTTTTCCTCGCCATCTTGACGTGTTTGACTCAAATATTGATAGTCTCGTTTTTCAAGGTTACTTTTAGTAATATCCCTTGTATCAAAATTAAGCATTCTTGATTTAGCAAAATTTCTCAATTCTTTAAGAAATTCAAACCACTTATGCTTTACTCCACTATCGGCATTCTCTATAAAATCCGTATTGTGTAGTACTACTAGACCATCTTTTTCGTCTATACTAATACTTACCTTTCCTAGTTGCTTTCCAGCTTCTTGAAAATCGAAGTCAAAATACCGTGCTTCTTCGGGGTTACTAGTAACTTCCCCAGCATCATTGCCCAAAGTGACTGATGGAAACCGTCCCCTAATTTTAGCGAATAAATCGTTTGCAACTGCTCTTGTGTTCATATATCTTGTATTTATCTTCCTGGGTAACTTGCGAACACCGGCAGTGGTATAACTCTTTCTGTTGTATCCTCGTCTGCCTGGCTAAATGACGTATATACTTTAGGATCCCAATCCTTTAATACTTGTATAATTCTCATAGCTAATAAAGATGCACTAACTAGGTCATCATGTTCACCCGTTTTAGCTCTATAAGAGGAACCTGATGCTATATAAGATTTAAGTTCACTAATTAGTGGTTTACTATGAACTGTCATTTTGTTTCTTTCTATCATAGATTTTAATCTTGCACAGGCACTTATTTTAGTTTTGTGTGTTGTATTAAATCCTTTTCTAAATTTTCTAATATGACCTTTTCTAATAGGCTCATTTACAAACATACCAGGTATAGTGTCCTCACCAAAGTCTTGAATTACTAACAATGCTGACTCTCCTATTGTATTATTTTCTACACTCCAATATATATTTGAACCATTAGGATTTTTTGATTCATCTTTTATATAAGTTGAAATGTCTTTTAGAATTCTAACTTGTTGTGGTATACCAGTCATATTATGTTTCCATTCGCCGACTTGTTTGTAACTAGGTAATTCATAAACTTGGATTGCGGCATTGTCACCACCGGTACCCATTGCAGGATCTAATGCTATTACGTAAATACTTTCTGAATTAATTTTTTCATACCAACGTGTTTGCCCCATATTCAATATAGGTTCTTTTCCTTCTAACGTTGATAAGAAAATACTATTAATTAAAGTTTCTTCATAAACTAAAAATTCACAACCATATTCTCGTCTAAATCTTTCTTCTCCTATTCTAACTAATTCTTGTTGTTTCCATTCTTCATCACGATCCGGATGTTCATTCCACATACAAGTATAACCATGAAATCCATTTGATCCAAGTTCTGCTTCATTACCGTGTTCATCAAATTTATCTTGAGATTGTTTCCATAAAGTTGCAAACATATCTTCATCTGAATTAGGAGTAGATGTAACTATTGCTTTACCTCCTGTTGCTAATGTTGGTGAAATAGAAGTCCAGAATTCTCTAGCTATATTGGCATTTACGAAAGCAAACTCATCACAATATAATAATGATATTGCCATACCTCTTCCAGTATTTGTAGTTGTTGTTGTGCTAACTATTCTACTTCCATTTTCAAATTCCATAGAACCTTTGTTATAGTTTATTACACCTGCTCTAATATAATCAGGACATAATTCATATCCATAACGAATACGTTGCATAATTTCTTGAGCGCCTGCAAATTTATGTGCGGCTATTAATATAACTTGATCTGGATGAAACATAGCATACCACAATAGATAACAAGCGGCTGAAGTAGTTTTACCACTTTGTCGTGGTAGCATATTAATATTAAATCTAAAATTATGATAACTTGTTAAAAGTCTATCTTGGTATTCATAAGGTACGAATAGTAATTTACCTTTTACTGGATGTTGAATATGAAAATAATTTTTAGCAAAATGTCTAAACCCTTGCTCTGGATCTGTACATTCAGTGAGATCTGCTAGTTGTTTTTCTGTAAATTTTTCCTTAAGGTGTGCTTTTTTGGTTAATACACCATCTAAACTTTTCATTGACATACTAATATTTAGTAGTAAACTGGGGGGTGGAATATGTTTTGAAAACTACTTTGCTTTGTATTCTTTGTATTGACTTGCTATATCTTCTTTAACTTTTGCAACAAAATCAACAGTTTCTTGTTCCATAGCCATTGGATTGTCACCAGATGAAACTTTAGGATAAGTTTTTTTAGCTTTATTAATACCACCTGCTATATCCTTTGTCATAAAGTTTGTATCTTTAACTTCCGGATCAGGTGTAGTACTTGCTTTACCGGGTACTTCATCTTTAATTTCTTCTGTAGCTTCGGCATCAGGTTGTAATATATCTTCTACGTCTTGTGTAGTAGTAGCGGCATCCATTTTTGGTGCTTGTACTCCTGCATTTTTAAAAATTTGTAAGAAGTTTTGAATATCATCAAGATTGTCTCCAACCATAGAAAACTGAACAGATTCTTTTATAGTTTCTTTATTAGCTTCTTTTCTGTTTTCTTCTTTGCTTTGAATCTTGTCTACTTTACCTATAAAATCTCTAATATCCATCTTATTTCTCCATTATTCCTTTATCGCCTTCAGGATTAGTTTTAACATCTTTACTAGCGTCAGGTGCCTCTCTATCTTTTCTAACTTTTTCTAATTCTTTAAGTAACTCCATTACTCTAGAATCGCCTGCTGTTTTTTGTGCTTTAGGATCAGCTTTAGGATATTCACTTTCTAAATTAGCTTTTCCGTCACCTGCTTTTGGCTCTTCTTGTTGAGCAATTAAAGGGTCACCAGGTTTTCTAACTACTATATGATTTTCAGCTAAACCTAATGAGTGTTTTAAATATTCTTCTAAGACAGAAGTAGTTGTTGGATATTCAACTTCAATGTCAAAATACGTAACTTCTATATTTTCTAATGCAGGGAAATCTAATGCTTTTTTCTGAATAGGCGTTTTTTTGCCGTTACTCATCTTAACTACACTATATTTTTGCATTAAAGATTCAAGTCTATCACCAGTATCATCTGCTAACATACCTGCTAAACCTACTTTGAAATTATAAGTTCTTTTACTTTCTGCTAGATATTCTATAAAACTTTTGCTCATATGCATTATTTAGCCAGTTTCTTCAACTTCTCGAGTAAACTGTTCCGGTCAGTAATGACGTATCCTTCGCCCTGTACTATGTTAGTAGTGTCATCAACACCCTGTTTAGAGTCTTGCTTTTGTTTCTTTAGCTGTAAATCGACCATTTTAAGCTTCTTATCTATTTTAGCTACCCTGGCATCTAGGGCTGTTTTAAGCATTTGTCCAGCTACTTCAAATACTCTAGAAGAGTATCTGCTTTCTACGTTCATACCTAAGTCCATTAAATCTTCATATGCGTCAATGGCTTTGGAACTAATGTCATTTACCTCTGTATCAGACATATCTCCTAATCCTTTTACTTGAGGTAAAGCGGCTGTTATTTTATCTAATTCTGCTATATCTCTTTTAGTAGATTCGTGATCTTCAATTTTTACTTTTTTAACGTCAGCTTTATCTTCTTTAGCTTTTTCTTCATCTACTATGGATTGAGATTCAGGTAAGTTTAGTAATTCTTCTAATTTTTTGGTCATAATTATATGCTACTATATTTATTTAGAATCTTAACCACGTCTTCCAGTATGGAAAAGATCTTTTTCATTAACAACTCTAAATCTAAAACCTTTGTTTTTACACCACGCTATAGCAGAATTCCATTTGGCTTGATTGACTACATAGTGTATTTTGTTAGCTCTGCTTTCACCTAAACTTTCTTTTTTAGTTTGATTTTCAGGTTTAATTTCTACAACTTCTGCGTGGTTTTTTCCTTTTTTATCTGTGTATGCTATAAAGAAATCAGGAACATAAATTGAAAATTTTCCTGTGAAAGGATGTTTGTAAGGAATTTTAATTGCTTCATTGGCCCATTTACTAATGCTAGGACTTTCATCACAAAATCTCATGAAAGCGAATTCCCAACTTGATCTATATAAAGGAGATCTATTACCTATGTATTTGCCAGGATTCTTAGGAGTGAATTTGCCATTTAGATACCGCTTCATGGACTACACCACTATATTTCTTTTTTGAGTGGCCTCATTTGTATCGGCTATTTTATAACCTAAAGAAGAAATTTTTGATCTATTATGATTTAATACTTCAGTCACCATGTAACTTAATTTAGCTGTTTCTAATCCTCCTAATGTATCAATTAGTTGGAATACATTTACATTATCTATTTTTGCTTGTTGTAATAAAATAGTGGCTGTACTTATACTAGCAATTTTATCAAATCCTCTTTTTTCAAAAAACCCAACAACAGCATCTACTTGATTAGTAGGAAATGTTATAGTGTCTGTAAAAAATTGATTAAAAAATTCTTTTACTTGAGTTTCCGAATTATTATCTGTTGTGCTTGGTGTGTTTTGTGACATATTATCTTTTTAATCCTCTAAATGCTTTAATCATTCCACCTTTAATGTTTGAAGTTGTTCTACCAATAACAGTATTAGCAACACCATAAGAAGAATCTGCTGTTCCACCTATTTTACCTATTGCTCCTGTTAGTATATTAAAACCTTCTTGTACTAGTCCACCTTTACTTAATTTTTTAGCATTTTTAATTCTATTAGCAGTTCTTATAATAGATCCTAAAGTCATTTTACCGCCACCTGAACCTAATTGGCTACCTATGTATGTATTAGGACCCGAACCATCATTAAATAATCCACTTAATATTCCACCTTGACCAAATACACTTGTAGTTCCACCACCACTTAAAGAATTAGGACTAGGAGTTTTATCATAATGTTCTAAAGCAAATCCTTTAGGTGCACTACCTTGAACTACTCTACCTCTACTATAAAATACACTTTCATATTCAATAGTCATTTGATTTGTTAATGGACCAGTTTCTTCATTTTGTAATGAGTCATGTGTCCAACCAGAAATTATAGGATTAACTATTGTAAAACAAGTAAATGTTTTTCTAGCCATTTGATAAATTTGAATGCTATGAAAAAATGGCTGGAAAGATCCTGCGTCTAAACCAAATCTCCATTTGTTATGAGCAGATGACAAGTAAGTATTTCCTCTATTAAATGGACCACCTGTCCATCTATTAAATTGTTTAGGCACACCTGAGTCAGGATGTCCTGCTGTATTAAGGGCTCCATAGTTTCCATCTTTAAAATAATATCTGTAATATGATTCCCATAATGCTGTTGTTACACCATAATTGTCATCATGGAATACAATGTTTACAGGATCATATTGAATTTTTTTATGAATTTTTCTTTTTTTATTATATGCAAAAACTGTATCTGTATCAATAGAATATTTAGGTAATTCAACACCTTTTACTAGCATATTCAATTCTGTTCCGTGTTTAGATATTCCTGGAATAGATTGAGTTACTGCTTGATTTAGATTAAATGTTACGTGATATAAAAATTTTACTTTAGGTGCAAGTCTAAAACTATCATCAACATATAGTCTAGCCGCATGAGCGAAATCACCAAGATTACCTTTAGGTGATAGAACACCACTTTTTAAATTATCCAAAAATCCATTTAATAAATTTGCCATATACAGTATTTATCGAGTAGAAAAACAGGGCAGAGAATAAAAAAGGCGCCATAGCGCCTCCTCTATTAGTGGAATTTTAAATTTTGTTATTATGCACCGCCACCAGTGATTAAAGTATTAACTGTTCTGCCCACTGACGTACCTACTCCTGTACCTTGTGGTGTTTGTATAGCATTATCATAATGCATTACTAACGTAACAGTTACTGGTTCACTAGAGTTGTATGCTAAAGTATTATAGTTTGCTGATTGAACATAGCAACCATATAATTCATATGTTTCTAAAATATTAACTACATTGGCACCATTTGCACCATCAGTTACTTCTATTCTAGTTACAAATTTGTAATCTGCACCTGAAGCCGCCGCAGATTGTTCAAAGAAATCAAATTGTTTCTGTAGTTGTTCTCCAACTAATTTTTGAACATTATTTGCAACATCTTCTCTTAATGTTAAAGTGATTGGTTCCCAAGTATGTTTACCTGCTAAAAATACTTTAGAATTGTAAACATCTATTGTTGTGTTTTCAAAACTTAAATTAGGTCTTGTAACATCAACAACTTGTTTTGTTAGTTCAGTTGTAGGAGTTGATACACCAAAGTTTTCTAATGATACTCTAAAACGATATTGTAGTTTAGGCATCAATAGACCTTGATTACTAGCTGATTGGCTAGAATTCAATGGTACTGTAATCTTTGATAGTGTCGATATACTCATTTGTTTCTCCTATAGTATTTATCTTATTATAAACCTGCTATTTCACCAGTGTTTTTAAGTCTTAATGGAATGTATATAAATTCCACTGCTTTAACTGGTTCAATTGCTATGTCTAAATAAAGTTCGTTTCTGTCTATTCTTGCAGGTGTGTTATTTGATTCATCACACACTACCAAGAAGTCGTATAATGCTCTATTACCTACTAATTCAAGTAATAAGCTATCTGCTTGAGCTTTAATTTCATCTCTTGTAATTTTATCATTAGGTTCAAATACAAAAGGTCTAGCCAATTTGTTTAATTGACTTCTAATGTAAATTACTAATCTTGATACATTAATTCTGTCTAAAGATGAAGATCCACCCGATCTAGTTTTTTGTCCATAGTTAACTAAACCTGCACCTGTTATGAAAGTAATTGGATTAACTTTATTAGTGTATAAAGTATCTCTTTGACCTTCATTTAATGCTGACGCAGTAAATTCACCTTCGCTACTAATGTAACCAGTTGAAGTAGCGTTTGTAATAGTACCTCGTCTAGTTCCTGCTGGAGCAAACCAAGGATAAGAAACTTGATCGCTTAAAGCAATCGTTCTAAGCATCATGTGACTTGCTGGAACAGTTACATTTTTACCGAAGTTATCGCTTGTATATCCTGATGGATAAAATACTCCAAGATATTCATTTGAAGTTACAAGTCCTTTGTCGTTATCTTCAACTGCTGAATTAACGTTCGTTGCCCAATCACTTAATGATGTTGAATCTGAAGATAATCTAAATGGAGCATCACCAACTATAAATGCTGATAATCCTCTGTCAGTGTTTAAGCTAACTAGTTCTCCAATTAGTTCTGAATAACCAGGAGCCGCAACTAAATTAAATATTCTAGATTCATCATCTCTAATATCTTGATTAGAATTAACTAATGCTTGTAAAGATTGTACAACAACTTTTCTTTGTGATTTTCTTCCAAATGCACCTGAACCATCTGAATTATTAGCTGATTCTGTAACCCATCTGTGAGCATAATAACC